GCATTTTTGCGTGAAAGCCTTAGACCACGGGATAAAGACTTTCGTGGATCACGAATTGAGCCTCGAAATAGGACACATCGGGACGCACGAATACCGGTGGAGCGATGTCGAATATGGCCCTAAGCACCTACAGCGAACTACAAACAACGATAGCTAACTATCTCTCGCGAGATGATCTTACTTCCGCGATCCCTGACTTCATCCAACTCGCAGAGATTCGACTCCGTAGAGATCTACGCTTGCGGCAAATGCTTACGCAAGCATCGGTTACGGCGACCGGTGGAGTCTCGACAATTAACATCCCTAGTGACTTCTTGCAAGCAAGGGATGTGTACGTTGACTCTGACCCCGACTTCCCTATTACGTTCTCAACGCCGAGCATCTTCATTCGGAACGGTAGGACGAACGAAAGTGGTGTACCGGCTTTCTATACCATCCTTGGGTCTACGATTCAGTTTGCCCCAATTCCTGACAGCACTTACACGATCAAGATCCTCTACTACGCCGCGCCTACGTTTCTTTCTACAGGCAACACGTCAAATCTCTGGCTTACGACCTGTCCGGACGCACTTCTCTACGCGTCATTAGGTGAAGCAGAACCTTACCTGATGAACGATCCCAGGCTACAAACCTGGGGTACGCTTTATGATCGCGCGATCTTCTCGCTAACAAGGTCTGACGAAGAGAGTCAGTATTCAGGTGTGCCGCTAACCATGACGGTAGCGAAGCGATGAGAGTGAACTTTGGCGAGTGGCTACCAGACCAACCTGGGGTCGCTGGTGCGCTTGTAGACGCTAAGAACGTCATTCCTCAGCAAGTTGGTTATGGCCCTATATCTTCGCCTTCTGAGTGGTCGAATGCTGCCTCTGAGGTCTTGAATGCCGTTGTTGCTGCTGCCGCCCCTAGCGAAGCGGTAACTGTTTTTTCAGGTGGTGATACCAAGTTATTCAAGCTAGAGACAAACCTCAACCTTACTAATGTTTCTAAGGCAGGTGGTTATACAACGCCTTCAGATCAGAAGTGGCGCTTTACTCAATTCGGCAATCGAGTGATCGCGGCCAACGGTGGTGACAGGCTACAGGGTTATCTCATGGGTTCGTCCACGGCCTTTGTAGACCTTGGGGCTGCTGCGCCTAAGTCTAGATATGTAACCACGGTTAGAGACTTTGTGGTTGCAGGATTTAATAACGGGTCAACGATCTACCCTAATCGCGTGGAGTGGTGCGCGTTAGGTGATGAGACAGACTGGACGCCATCGGCAACCACACAGTCTGACTACCAAGACATCCCAGACGGTGGGCATGTAAAGGGTTTGACTGGTGGTGAGTATGGTATTGTTTTTATGGATCGCGCGGTGGTGCGGATGTCCTATGTTGGTAGTCCGCTTGTTTTCCAGTTCGATACGATTTCACGGGGTCTTGGCTGTCTTGAGCCGAACTCGATCATCCAGTACGGTGGGTCGAGTTTCTTTTTGTCTGACGACGGGTTTTACGTCACTAACGGGCAAGAAGTTAAGTCTATTTCCGTAGAAAAGGTCGATAGGTGGTTCTTTTCGCAGGTTGATATTTCTCAACTTGCAACGATGTCGGCTGCTGTAGATCCTCTTAAAAACCTTGTTATTTGGGCTTTTAAGACTGTTAATCAGACGACTGCGCTTCTGATCTACAACTTCAACTTGTCTAAGTGGTCTTATGCCATTGCCAACGTAGACACGATCGCTTCTTCGACTGCCATTACGACAACTTCTTCGTCTGGGCTTACCTTGGAACAATTAGACGCATACGGCAGCTTAGACGCGCTTCCAGCAAGCCTAGACTCATTCGGATACACGGTTACATCTAACTTGCTGACAGGTACTTTAGGCGAAAAGATCGTCGCCTTCTCTGGCTCTGCTTTGACAGCAAACATTGTCACGCCTGATTTAGCCTTAAACGACATGCCTTCAGTGATGACGCTTATTAGACCTGTCGTTGAGGGTGGCTCGTGTTCCGTGCAGGTGAACTCTAGGCGCAGGCTTAACCAACAGACCGACTTTACTGGCGAGACCTACTCGGCCAATACCGATAACCGTATTGGTTTGCGTTCAGCAGGAACTTATCATCGAGTGAAAGCCATACCTACAGGCGTTTGGTCTGCTGCTGTAGGTTTAGATGTAACGCTAACCCCGCAGGGTATGCGATGATCTTCCGTACGCTACCTCCGTTTGGTGGCGATCAAAGAGCCGTTGCTGAGATTGTCCGTGGCATCATGGACGGTAAGACGAATAACACCGGAACGGTAACGCTCAACACAGGCAACGCCACCACAACCACGATCACAGACGCAAGAATAGGGGTAGAAAGCAAGATTATCCTTATCCCTTACTCTGCCAACGCCTATGTAAGCGGATTGCCTTTCGGCTCGTTTTATGACGTTAACGACCAAACGGCTGCGAGCACGACTGCATCGTATGCGGTTACGTTTTCAAACACTGACTTAAGCAACAATGTTTATCTTTCCAACTCCAGTCGAATCAATGTCAGGGCAGCAGGGAAGTACAACCTTCAGTTTTCTGTGCAATTTGCAAACGCTGATACGCAGATCCATGACGCTGACCTATGGTTGAGAAAAAACGGTACAGATCTAGCGAACTCTAATTCTCAGTTCTCGATTCCTAATTCTCACGGTGGCACAGATGGGCATTTGATTGCAGCGTTGAATCTTTTTGTTGATCTTGTGGCCAATGACTACGTTGAGCTTATCTGGGCAGCAGCAAGCACTCAGGTTAGGATTGAATACATAGGGCCACAGTCAAGCCCGACAAGACCGGCTACGCCTTCAGTCATTCTGACTATGCAGCACATATCAGACGGCCCTCTTATTTACGTTTCTAGCGTGACGAATGGCAGCGCAACGATTACGCATTACCCAAACTCGACATCAAGCATGACCTACGGGTATGTGGTGGTTGGATGAATGCAAGATACATCAAACCCGAAGAACTTAGGAAGATTTGGCCGTTCGTTAGGGCAGGACTGGAGGTCATTCTCAAGAAAAGTCCGGAATCATGGATTCCGGAGGACATTTACGCAGACTGTTTTGCGGGACGATCACTTCTTTGGCTCTACTTTGAGGACAATTATCCTTGCGGGTTTGTTGTTCTTCAGCCTATCGGCGATAATTTGCATATTTGGTGCGCTTATGGCAAGGGAGATTTTGATGCAGGCATGGATCATGTTCTCGTTCTTGCGAGAGAAGGTGGCGCAAGGACTATCAGCTTTGACTCGTGGCGTAAAGGCTGGGATCGCAAGGCTAAAGCGTTAGGTTTTCGGCCCCGTAAGTGGGTAAGAGAGGTTTGATATGTCTGGTGGCTCAACAAACACGGTGACGAGGACGGAATTAGATCCGTCTCAAGCCCCTTATGTCCAATATGGCCTATCTGAGGCTCAACGTCTCTACGCTACTGGAGGCCCGCAAGCCTACACAGGCCAAACCTATATTGGCCCATCCCAACAAACGCAGGCTGCGCTCTCTGCTATGCAGACAAGGGCTATGCAAGGCAATCCACTTGTACCTTTAGCGCAACAACAGTTGGCAAGTCAGATCGGTGGTGGTCAGGCGACGACACTTCAGGGTCAATTTAACCCTGTCTTGCAGAACACACTAAGCGGCAGCTTCCTTGGGCCTAATCCTTACCTAACTCAAGCGCTACAACCAGGGTTTACGCAGGCTACGCAGTCTTATCAAGACGCTATCAACCAGATGCGTTCTAAGGCCTCTGCTTCTGGCCGATATGGGACGAACGAAGCCCTTATGAGCCAGGAAGCAAGGGCTCAGGGTGCGTTAGCAAATGCGTTAACCAGTCAGGCAGGGCAACTTGCTTATCAGAACTACGGAGACGAGCGAGCAAGGCAGATGTCTGCGCTTGGATTAGGCGCGAACCTCTACGAACAAGAGCGAGCAAGGCAACAGGCTGCGATTGGTGCTGCACCAGGCATGGCAGCACAGGACTACACGGATATTGCGCAACTCGCGCAAGTTGGTCAGACAGCGGAGCAGTACCAACAAGCGGCACTTGCAGACGCGATCCAGAAGTTCAACTACCAACAGCAACAGCCTTACTCAAACTTACAGAGTTTCTTGAGTTCTGCTTACGGTGCTCCTATGGGTCAGCAAACTATCCAGCCGACTTACTCTAACCCGCTTGCTGGCGCACTTGGTGGCGCCCTTACTGGGGCAAAGCTAGGTAGCATGGTTCCTGGTTTGGGCACAGGTATTGGTGCTGCTGCTGGCGGCCTGCTTGGTTTGCTTGGGAGATAACAGTGTCAACTAGTAACTTCCTTGGCGGTGTGTTTGGTCAGATGCCTTCCTATATGGGAGGTTTATTGGGCGCAGATGAACAGGAAAAACTAAGGCAACAAGCGCAAGACCAAGGGTTGTTAAACCTCGGCCTTACCTTGCTTGCAGGATCAGGAAGAAGCCCGGTTCGCAGGTCTACAGGCGAACTTGTAGCCCAAGGTTTACAGGCTGGACAGCAAGCCTACCGCGGTGCAATGCAGCAAGCGGTGCAGGACAAGATGATTGGTATGCAGTTGGAAGAGGCTGCAAAGAAACGCAAGCAAGAAGAAATATTTAACCGGTTGCTACAACCACCAACGGCTGCGCAAACAACCGATATGGCCGGTAGAGCGATGGGCACTACAGGCCCAACCGCTGAGGCTGCGTCTAGGTTTGAGCAGGCAAAACAAGCAGCAACCCCATTTGGAGAGCTAACTCCTGAGCAACGCATGATTGCTGCTGCAATGGGTAGGGAAGGTGGTCTTAAATTCCTTTCGGAACAGTTAAAACAGGAATACTCGACAACGCCTTCAACGGTAATGATTGGCGGAAGGCCAACGCTTGTCCAATTTAGCAAGACAGGCGCAATGAAGGTTGTTAACGCCTCTCCACTGCCTAACGAAGAGCAGATTAATGTAGGAGACGAGATTAGATTCAGGGATAAAAACACGGGTGTTGTTACAGGATCGGTCAAGCTAAATATCGGCCCCGCTGAAGCTAAAAGAATCATGCTCGATGAAGCAAGGCTTAGGATTGACCAACAAAAACTTGCTTACGAAGGTCAGCGTTTAGGCATGGAAGGCCAGAGACTTAACCTTGCAAACATTGAGTCTCAGCGCGGCGCATATAAGGTTGTTGATACTCCTGAAGGGCAAGTGTACGTTCCGGTTATCCCTGGAATGCCAACAATACCAGTGCAAGGCGCAGGCGGCCAACCTGTTATGGGTGCAGCTAGCAAATTACCAGAGGCGCAGCAAAAACAAGTTATTGGCGCGCAAAACACTGTAAACGCTATCAAGGAGTTTAGAGATTCGCTCTCTTCGTTTAAGACTACAGACGCGATGAACCCCGCTAAACGCGCGGACATCCAGGCTAAGTATCGAAACATGCAATTGCAGGCTAAAGAAGCCTATAACCTTGGTGTTCTTAACGGGCCTGACTTAACAATCATTGAACAGTTGGTTATGGATCCAACGACCGTGACGGGTGTGTTTACAGGCAAAAAAGCGATTGATAAACAAGCATCTGAACTGTCACGCATCATTACCGACATGGGTAATGTCGCGGCAGGAAGGCCAAAAGAAGTAACTGGAGCCACAAAAACAGAACCGGCTGCTGAGGCTCCGAAAGCAGTAAGCGCTCCTGTCGATCTTGTTAAGGCAGCGCAAGAAGAACTTGCCAAGAGATTAAAACCGCGAGGCCAATAATGGACTTAAGCAAATTATCAGACAAAGACTTAGAAGCGATTGCTTCTGGTGATATGTCTAAAGTGTCTGATGAAGGCTTGCGAGCTATTGTTGCTGCTGGACGAGTTCAATCGGTTAGAAAACCTATTGACGAGATGCTTGCTAAAGCAGAAGCGAAACCAGAAGTTTCTCCTGGTGGCGTTGCAAGACAATTAGGGTTAACTGCTCGTGCTGCTGTAAGTGGTTTAACTGCGCTTCCTACAATGCTAGCTGACCCTATAACGGGTCTCGTTAATATGGTCGCTGGCAAACAAGTTGCCGCACCTCCTAGCCAAACAGTGCAGGACTTGTTAAACAGGATTCTTCCTCAACCGCAAACAGCACAAGAGCGTATTACTCAAGACGTCGCTTCTGCCCTTGTTGGTACTGGCGGCGCAGTGCAAGCGGCAAAAGGCTTGCAAAGGGTAGCAACCAGTCCGGTAACGCGAGAGGTTGCTGCAACTCTAGCAAGAGACCCAAGAGCGCAGGGTATTGCTGCATTAACAGGCGCGGGAGCGTCTGGTTTGGCAAGAGAAGAAGGGTTGCCTCCTATTGCTCAAGCAGGATTGGGTATTGTTGGGTCTATGGCTCCGTCTGGCGCTCCTGCTGCGGCTAGAGCAGGCGCTCAGGTAGTAAAAGCAGCGGTTCAGCCATTTACCGAGCAAGGAAGGCAAGTCATTGTCGGTAACGTCTTAAATAGGTTTGCAACGATCCCTGAGACGGCAGCAGCAAGGATGCAAAATGCTCCTGAGTACATTCCTGGGTCAATGCCAACTATGGCTGAGGCTGCGAGAGACCCAGGGTTGTTAGGCTTGCAAACTCCTGTGGCTAAGATTCTTGACGTTCAGAACCTTTTAGGTCAGCGCGTAGCGCAGCAGAACCTTGCCAGGTCGCAAGCGTTTACTCGTGAGGCTGGAGAAGGGCAAGAATATATTGACCTTCTTAAAGGGATGAGAGCATCTTCGACAAAGCCTATGCGCGAAGAGGCGTTCTTAGCGCAAAAAGAGTTTGGCCCTATGTCTTACGACGCGCTAAACCCTGTACGCAGCGCAATAACTTCAGTGACCCGCGGAGAGACTGGTGGTTCTAAGCCTGTACGCGATGCCATGAAGTTTGTGCAAAGTCTGATTAAAGACGTAGAAGAAGCGCCATTAACACCTCAAAGGGCTTACGGGATTCGCAAGGACATCAACTCAGCTATTGAAGGAAAGTTTGATAAAGAGGACTTTAGGCTAAGGCTTGCTGCTGGAGAGTTGGCTCAGATCAGGGGTGTTCTTGATGACGTTATTGAACGAAGCGCTCCTGGCTTCAAATCCTATTTAGCGGAATACAGAAGCCAATCAGTGCCAATAAGCCAGGCTGAACTTTTGCAAGACATTGGCAGAAGATCAACGGTTGCTGCTCCAGATATTACTAGCGGCCCGTCTGCTATTCCGATTTTCAGTCAAGCTAAGTTGCGTAGCCAACTCGTTAACAGAGCGCAAGAGATCAACAGGACGCTTAATCAGAGTCAGGCAACCATGCTCGACAATCTTATTAAAGACTTGGATAGGACTGCATCGTTAACGTCTGCGGTTGCCCAAAGGCCAGGGTCGGATACCTTCAAGAACTTCTCGACTGCAAATCTGATTGGATCTATGTTTTCTGATGTGCTTGCAGATACAGCTACGGTTAAGTCTCTAGCCTTACCACTGAACTTTTTATACAAAATCCCTGATGAAAAAGTCAGTCAGCTTTTAGTCGAGGCAATGCTAGACCCGAAATTAGCTTCGCTAATGATGCAGAAAGCATCTAAAATGACGGTAGAGCCTGTTTCTAAGGCATTACGGAAGAAAGCTGAGAATCTAGGCTTTGCACCGTTGATTTCTGGGATGCAAGCGGAGTAATCATGGCAAAGACAAAGATCTCTGAGTTTTCCTCAACTCCAGGCAATAACACCGACATAGACGGTATTGACATTGCCGAGGGTTGTGCGCCTAGTAACATCAACAATGCTATACGGGAGTTGATGAGTCAGCTTAAGAATCAACAAGCTGGGCTCGATGGCGACACGTTTACCTCTTCTGACGTTCTTACAATCCAAGGAGTAGCGGCTAATGCAGGCCGCATTCGACTAGGCGAGGACAGCGACAACGGAACAAGCTACACAGAGTTACGCGCTGCCGCTTCATTAGCCTCTAATGTCACATTCGTACTTCCCTCTGCTGATGGCGCTGCTAGTTCGATTGTGCAAACGGATGGGTCTGGTAATTTATCGTTCCAATCCTCTACCGGAACAGGTAATGTTGTAAGGGCATCTTCCCCGACACTAACAACGCCAGACCTTGGCACTCCTTCTGCTGTCAATCTAACTAACGCCACGGGCCTCCCGACTTCTGGCATAACCGGATTGGGTACGGGTGTAGCTACAGCTTTAGCTAACAACGTAGGCTCTTCTGGAGCCTTTACAACGTTTAACGGCGCGATGGGAACACCATCGAGCATTACCCTCACCAATGCTTCAGGAATGCCCCTGTCAGGCGTTACGGGGCTAGGCACTAACGTAGCAACTGCTCTGGGCATATCAGTAGGTTCTGCTGGCGCATTTGTCACGACATCGGGGTCTGGTGCGACAGGCACTTGGAATATCGACATCCTTGGTAATGCGGGGACGGTTACCAACGGTGTCGTTACGACAGGATCTTATGCAAATCCTTCTTGGATAACTTCTCTAGCCGCGTCTAAGTTGACGGGTTCTATTCCTATTTCAGCGGGTGGTACAGGTCAGTCTGACAAGACATCAGCGTTTGACGCATTAGCCCCGTCAACAACAAAGGGCGATGTCATTGCTCACACAGGAACAGACAATGTTCGTGTTCCGGTAGGTGCAGACGGTCAGGTTCTTATAGCTGACTCAACACAAACCACAGGCGTTAAGTGGGGCTCTGTTACTGGTGTCGGTACAGTCACTTCTGTTGGTATCTCTCCCCCTGCATTCTTAACAGCGGGTTCTGCGGTAACGAGTTCAGGAAATATCTCGCTTACCTATTCAGGTACGGCCATCCCGATCACTTCCGGGGGTACAGGGTTAACTGCTTTAGGAACGGCTGGACAGGTTCTCAGGGTTAACTCTGGCGGGACAGCATTAGAGTACGGTGCGGCTGTAGGTGTTGGTGATGTAGTTGGCCCTGCAAGCTCTGTTAGTAATGAGATTGCATTGTTTGACGGGACTACCGGAAAAACAATCAAGGCAGCAACGACCACAGGCGTATTAAAAGCTACATCCGGTGTGCTTAGTGCTGCGGTTGCCGGTACGGATTACTTAGCTCCAGGTGGTGCGTTAGGCACTCCATCTTCAGCCAATCTATCTAACGCTACCAATTACAGCGTCACCAACCTTGCAAACCTTGGTACTGGGATTGCTACAGCACTTGGTCAGTCGGTAGGAACGTCGGGGGCCCCTGTACTTTTTAACGGGGCACTAGGAACGCCTAGTTCAGGAACGTTAACCAACGCCACAGGGCTACCAATAAGCACAGGTGTCTCAGGTTTAGGTACTGGCGTTGCGACTGCCCTTGGTTTAACAGTAGGGACGACTGGTGGTGTTGTTGCTTATGACGGCGATCTTGGAACGCCTTCAGCCGCAACCCTCACAAATGCAACGGGCTTACCTCTTTCGTCTGGCATCACGGGGACTCTAGGGGTCTCTAATGGTGGCACAGGCTTAACGGCTATTGGTACTGCTAATCAGTATCTCAAGGTTAACTCAGGTGCTACTGCGCTTGAGTTTGCAACCTTAACGGCAGGCGATGCTTCCGGCCCTGGTAGCGCTACCGATAATGCAATTGCTCGATTCGATGGTACGACTGGGAAGCTGATTCAGAACTCGACTGCAACGCTTTCTGATATTGGCCAGGCTGCATTCGTTGGGTATGCACGAGTCACTGCTAATACAGGTGCGGGGACATCCGGTTATCTTGAGTTGCAATCGACTGACTCCGGATCTGGAACTAAGACGCTGAGGATTGAGCCGAGTGCCGCTGCAACGACATCTACTCAAACCTACGTATTCCCAACTGATTATGGGACTGGCGGTCAGTTTTTAAGTACAGACGGATCGGGAAATTTAAGTTGGGCTACTGCAAGCGGTGGTGGTAGCGGTGGCCCAATACTAGAGTCTCAGATTACAATCGGGCAGAACGTCACGA